ATGATTCCAACTCTCTGCGACACCCAGCGGTTTTTCGGGAGTGTGCACCTCGACGTTAGAGAGCCCGTGATTGTCAAGAGCCGCCGCCAGCAGGTCCTTCTTACCACCGTTGTCTACGATAACAACAAGGTCAGGCTGCACGGTGTTCTTTTGCACCGACAAGATTAGTTCACGAAGCAAATCGTAACGACGTAGGACCGGAATACCGATGTGAATTTTCATTGGTTCCTCAAGTGCGGACGAATGAGCGTTGTTATCTCTTCACTCCAGATAAAATCTTCAGATGCAAGTCCTAACTTACCGGCATAACTTTCGAGGTATGTAAGATCGCCACCGTAGTAAGATCCAAACTCACCGCGTACATTCGGATCATTTGGAAGTATCGACATCGGAGTGCCGACGTTACCACAACGAATGATCTTGTCTCGCCAGAGTATCGGTCCCTCTGGCCCATAGTATTGCATACGAAAGATGACTGGTTTCTGTGGATGCTGTCGTAGTAAACCCTCCATGATCACACGATGGTTCAACACATACGTGTCATCATCATCAAGATGAGCGATATAGTCACCTTTTGCAAAGGGCATCGCAAAGTTTCGTTCACTATGCCCCCAGTCATTTCCTGGTGGATGATGCATGCACTTCACGAACTTATTGTTCGTGACGAAACTCTGCATATGTAAGTTAAGCGACATGTCACTCACAACAATGATCTCATCACCGGGCCAACACTCGATAGACGCGAGTGTAGCGGCGATGGTCGGTCGACACTGTGTTGCGACGATGAAGCTAATACTCATCGTGATCTCGTAAAATTATGCTTGCACTGAATACAGCCAACAATGTCTAACTTATTGGGCACGTCAGACACCAACGCACAAGTCTGATGTTCAGTACAAAGGCGTTCTACTATCACACGCTCGGTGTACCCATCGAACAAATGTAACTGTCCACCACATAGCGGACACACATCTGGCAATGGTATAGGTTCAAATGGACCTGGGCCATCACCCCGAAAGTCCCCTGGACGTGTCCCAGGCCTGACTTTCATATGAGTTGGCTGCAAGTAACTCATGCTGCAAGTAATCCTTTCAACTTACTTTCAGCCTCGTCAACGGCTTGCACGTGATGTGTCATCCAGTTTGAGCGACGTGCACCCTCACCCTCAATGAACGTCTTATCGGGATCAAAACCCGCCCAGACATGTTGAATCTCAACCTCAGGAAGCATCACGTTACGACCCAGACGACTCATTACGTCACGAAGAAAGATGTCACCCCAAAAGATACGTGGGTCATAGATGAAACCCAAACGGTTAACGGCCTTACGACTAACGATGCTTAACGGAAAGTGACTCTCATTATGAGTCTTCACACCGATGTTGAACAGGCCGTCAGGAAACGTATTTGCACGTGTTAAGATCTTAGGTGCCCAACCGGGTGTGACGAATCGAACGTCATCGTTTCCGAGCATGAACACATCACCTGTGGCCACGTGAGTAAGCTCATTAAAGAACTGAGGCAAACTTTCGTACCCACGATAGCGTGGACCGATAAGTACTTGATAATCGGTCGCCTGAATGAATCGTTGTGATTCCTTGTCATCCTCATCAACACGAAAGACAAGTTCACTTGAGGTTTCGGCGCCTCTTGTCGTTTCGAGATACGACAAGATAAACAGCTCAAGTTGTTTGAGCCGCATACGTGTTGGCACGAGCACCGAAATCTTAGTGAACTTGTCTGACATCCTAGTGTCCTGCGTACGTTAGAGCAGACGCAGCGGTTAGCGTACCATTCGCCGCCGCCTCGTCCTGCTGCGCCCGGATGCGCTTGTCCTCGTCCCATTCGGCTTTCGCCCAACCGTTGGCCACCTGAAAGTCGAACATCTCTTTCTTCACGCGGAACATCTCCTCCACGCTGACGCCGTCCGGCTGCACCAAGATCTCATCGCGCGCCGAGAAGCCGACGATCCACTGGTTGTCGTAGTTGAAGTCGTGGATGGTAATGCCGCTCTCGCGCGGATGCGTCCACCACCGGCTGCCGGGATACGGGATGCCGACAGCGAGGTTGCAGCTGTCGAGGTGTGGCTTCACCTTCAGCAGCCAGTCCTGCGTCTCCTTCATGGTGTCGAGCGTCTCGCCCGCCATGCCGATGACGAGGAACGCGATGGTGTAAAAGCCTTGCTCCTTGGCGCGGATGATGGCGTCGGTGTTCTGCTGCACCTTCGTGCCCTTCTGGTTCGCGTCGAGCACCTTCTGGCTGCCACTCTCGATGCCGAAGCACGTGACCTTGCACGACATGCGGTGCAGGCTCTCGGCCACGTGGTCGTCCATCGTGTTAACGCGCGTGTGGATGCGCGCGGCGAAGGCGTTGCGGCCGAACGCAGCGTCGACGCTGTCAGCCAGCTCGCGCAGCTTGGTCTTGTGCAGCGTGTAGGTGTCATCTTGGAACTTGAACATGCGCACACCCTTGTCCATCACCTGCGCCATCTCGGCGATGATGTTGGCGGGGCTGCGGTAGCGCGGCTTCTGGCCGATCCATGGCGTGCTGCAGTAGGTGCACTTGTAAGGGCAGCCGCGTGTGCCGATGATCGACATCACCGCGCCGCTGGCGTCCGGGTGGAACTCGTTCGGGAAGTAGCGGTGCTTCATCACCGCGACGCCGTCGTTGTAGATGTGGTCGTGCGGCAGCAGGTCCCACGCCGGGAACGGGATCGCGTCGAGATCCATGGCGTCGGCCTTGTCGCCGTAGTAGAAATCCTGCAGCTGGCCGCTGTCCCAGTCGCTCAGCGCCTGCAGCACCGCAACCTCGCCCTCCATGATCACCACCGTGTCGAACAGGCGGCGGCCGTCCGCAGCCTTGTAGTCGCGGCGCTGCGACAGCCTGCCCTTGTAGTGGTAGTGCTCCTGTCGGCCAGCCTCGAGCGTCTCCTGCGGCTCGTAGCTGGGGTGTGGGCCGCCTGCCACCAGCAGCGCGTCCGGGTTATGGTCCTTGATGTAGGCCGCCAGCTCCAGCGCCTCGCCGAACTGCGGCGTGCAGAAGCCGAACATGTGCACGTCGGCCTTCATCGCCTCGTCGTCGAGGTGGATGTTGCCCTCATACCGCTTGCTCAGCATCGACGTCACCATGACATCGTGACCCTGCTCGCGCAGCAGCCCGGCGATGTAGAGCACACCGAGCGGGACGTTGGTCTTACTGTCGGCCAACCACGGCGACGACGGCAAGATGCAGTTGATCTTCAGCCGTCTACCTTCCTTGGCGAGGTTGCGAATTGGTAGGCCACTAGTCTTGACTGTCGAGCAGCTGCCCGCACTGCTCATTTGATATGCGCTATTTAGCGCCGACACCGGGATGATCTTGCTCATATGTGCCTTTCCGTTGTCACCTGCTCACGCAGGAGTGGATGCCGCACGTTTACGCATGCAGAGGTTAACGAACGAGTAATTGTGAACAAAGTCGCCTTTGTATTCGAAGTCTGTCGAACCGACGAAGCTAAGCTCGGGCCACAGCAGAGGGAAGTCCTCTACAAAGTCTTCACGGTATGGCGTCACTTGCAAGTGCCGGGATACACTCTGCTCGAAGTGAGCTTCATCACGAAAGTAGTCCGACGTGATAAAGATCAACCCGCCCGGTTTGGTTATGCGGATGAGTTCTTTCATCGCCGCATCATGATTTGGAACATGCTCGATGGATGAGATACACATCGTCACATCGAACTTATCGGTAGCACCACCCCACCCTGGTGTGGCACCCTCGGGCATGTTCTGCATGTCGAGACTCCAACACGGTAGACTGATGTTATATGCCTTTCGCTGAGCCTCCACCATTGGTGTGACGTCACCGTAGTACATATTGTCTGTGCAACAGAGACGTGGATACAACGTTGCCAATAGTGGGTCAAAGAAACTGGCTCCCGCACCGACGTCGATCATCTCGGCTTCAGCAGGAACATGTTGTTCTTCAAGCTGTTGAAGAACCGACGCATATTCCCAAAAGCGATGAGGATGCCACTCACGATGAGGCACGTTTCGATTAACCATATCTCGTAAGTGAGCACGAAGCATCGCATCCCACTTCACAAGAAATTGATAATCGTCACTATGAAGTGACCGGTTATAAGGCCTCATTTGTAAGGCTGCTCCCCTTCGTAACGACGCCACAGTTCTTTGATGTCAATGCCTTCACGCTGTAGCTGTTCGTGAGCGACGTTGATGTCCTTCATACCACCGTGTGCTGGGTGATAAAAGAACAGATCAGGGATCTCTACAAACTCTGTTCCAGATTTGTAAAGCTTCCACTGAAAGTGAGTCTGTGCGTGGCCCCACGCCGTAAGATTTTCATTCATCCCACCAACACGTTCGAAGGCTGAACGACAAACGGCATACACACCTGTGTCAATGAGTGTGTAGTCTTCGGCTTTACCTGGGAGCGTCAACAGCCGGTGTGAATCATACTGCCAGTTCACCGTGTTGCATGCGGCAATGTCTAAATGTAAATGATACACACGTCCTGTGATAAAACCATCCCAGTCCTTTGGCTTCGACGCGATGACACCCACGAACTGCAGTAAGATGTTAAAGTCAAGCAGATAGTCGGCACGCGTGAACAACACCCACTCGGTCGTCGCTTGACGGATCGCAACGTTTGTTGACCACGAGTGTGTCTTGTTTGGGTCACCATGCTTATACGAGATGAGTCGCACCGGCACCGGAAAGTTCAATCGGTCGATCACACCTTGAATCGACTCAGCACTATCGTCTGTGTTGTTATCGACAACGACGATGTAACCGACTCGAGGAAGATCTTGTTGACGCACAGAGTAAAGCGCGGCCTCAAGGTTAGCAAGGCTCAAGCTCTTGAAGTACGTCAAGCAGATCGTGATCTTATCCAATGAACACCTCGGTTGCCACCGGATGACCTGTGCCTGCGTCGATGAAACCACTCATGTCCAAGATGGGACCCGTCGTGCCGTCTGGTAACGTGATCTTGTCTTGGTCACTAACACCTTGCCCACCTGTTGTGGCGTTGAGCGCCGCAAGATCGATGAACATAATGGACGCACGACTTACCGACAGTTCACCCGTCTGCGTTCGAAGGTGTTTCTGTTTCCAGTCAACGATCGCCTTGAGTGGAACCGCTGTGGCATATGTGTCAGTGCCGAAACCATCATCACCGAGGTGACGCTGAAATTGCACAGTCGCCTGAAGCGACTTTGTCAAGTTGTCGGCGAGCTTAACACCTGAACGAACGATGTCAATGAGCGCCACTAGATGACCTCAAACTCTGCGTAACGCTTAGTCACTTCAGGCAGCAGCTTCGTCTCAAACCAAGATGGCACCAGCCACGAACGCACGGCATCGGGAATCACATTCGACAGATAAGCAAACGCTTGACTACGTAACGCAAGAGCGTTCTCGTCGTTGTCCGCCTTCTTAAACGACAGACTCACCGAACCAACACCCAAGCTCTGGAGGTTCATACGTGCGACATCATCATCAGCCGCACGGTCCGCTGCCAGTAACTGTCGCGCAAATTCAGACTGCGCGTTTTTCAACTCTTGTGGGATCACCGTATTACCGATCGCAAATCCGTTGCGACTCAGCATGCCGTTACGCGGCCACACCAGGGCTTGCACGGCGTCGACCGGTGTTCCCGTCCACACAAAGGATGCATCGAGATAGTGTGCCGCACTTCGCAGCGCAGCCTCACGTTTGGCATCCGTTGACGTGGTCCAGATCGTGTCGAAGATGCCACCACGATAGGCAGCATCATACGCGGTCGCCTCGATGAGCGACGCATAGCTATCTGCATTAGCGGCGCCGGGTGTTACGATCAGTGCCATGGTCCTCTCACTTCCTAAAGCTGTCGAGGAGAAACTCGCTTCTCCCCGACATTGGGTTTAGAGCACAGCCGTGATCTTCTGGTCGTTCACCGTCACTTCAACAGAGCCGGGCTTCATATCCATCGGAATGTAGCCCTTGATGCTCGTGTCTTTCCAGCGCGTGAGCGGTACCTCACGTCCACTAACGATGACACGACCAGGTGTGACTCCGAATCCCTGTCCATCGATGTTGAAAGGACCACCAGGACCTGAGCCAGTGAACTTGAACGGCCCCGCTTTCACAGGCGATGGTGGCGGCGGTGTGGGAATGGTCAGTGGCGCCCCTGAAGGAGGCGCAACTGAAGTAGAGGCCGCCGGTGTTGCTGGCGTCTCGGCCGGTGCGGAAGCTTTCGGATCGTCTGCCATTTTCAACCTCGTTAAGAGACTACGCGGGTCTCAGTGAACTACGGTTTCGATGACGGCGCTTCGGGCGTCACCACCGTACCGGCCGGCGATTCACCGGGCGCGGCCTGCTTCGGCACCTGCTGTGGAACAGTGGTGCTCGTCGAACCCGGTGGCGCCTCTTCAATCGGTGTGTTGATACCGGCAGGAGTTGACAACGCGTCACCACCCTTCCCACCAGTTGGTGTCGTCGCCGTACCGGGACCGCTCAGCGAAGGTGTGGTGCCAGGTGCCGCGGGCGGAACAACCGTACCCGGCGGAACAGGTGTGCCAGGAGCCACCGGAGTGCTGGGAGTCGAAGGCTTCGGTGCGCCCGGATTTTTCGGACCGCCGATACCACCTTCGGCCTCATACGCGTCATCACCCGGACGCGAACGAGGATCACTTCGAGGATCTTCTGCCATGAAATCTACCCTCCTAAACGAAACGATTGGGACCGGACGTGACCCGGTCCCCAACACTACGAAGTTAGCTCACGTAGCTAACAAGTGAACTACGCGCCGGTTCCGATGACGATGCCCGAGTTTCCGTCATAATCCGAACGGACTCGCGGAACCATGATCGCCATGATGAGCCAGTACAGCGTGAAGCCGTCCAGCGAGGTCCACGGAATGACGGTCGGAGGCTGACCGGTGACCATCTCGATGACGTCGGACGTCATCTGCACCAACGCCACCTTCGTCGCCGGCATCATGTCGGCGGTCTTGATGGCCGAGAGGTTGTCCATCAAGAGGAGGCGCTGACGGATCGTCAGTGATCCGTTGGCCTTGAAGTCACGGTCGAGTCCAGCCGCGTATGTGGTGTTCACATACAGGTTGTAAGGACCGTACTTCTTGTCAGCCACCGCCTTCGCGATCATCGCCGCGACGTCGGTGTAGATCTGATCACCGGTCGCGGTAACCCAGGTTCCCGTGAGGGCCTGTGTGTTGGCGTTGGGAGCGTTCAGCAGGCCGGGCGCCTGATAACCGCCGACCTGAAGCGCCTGACCGTCGAGGGTGGTGGCGCCGTTGATGGCGGCATCCTCGATGGCCTCGTTGACGCGACGAGTCGCCTGCTTGATGAGCGCGGTGTCCAGCGGCTGTCCGACGCGCTGCGACATCTTCAGCGTGCGAATACCGAGGCTGAAGTCGTCAGTAGTCAGATAGATCGGCAACCGATTGACGGTGCGATCCGGCAGCTGGTTTTCACCACGAGCCGACGGCGACATGGTGCGCTGCGCACCACCCGTCTTTCCCGTGGATTCCCACTCGAGCTGAGTGACCGACAGCGGGTCAGTCAGCGGATACGTGAGGCCGGCCGCCATGATGTCCCCAGCGAACGTCAGGCGATCGAGACCTACTTCCACCACGGCCTTATCGACCATGATCTGTGCACGTTCGCTCAACGGTGAGAGCGAGCGAAGCGATGCGATGGAGAGTTCACCACTCTCTCCCAGTGACCGCAGCAAAGCACCGGCAATCGGGCTCTTGGTGTTGCCGGTCGTGAACCGCATGTTTTCAAACATCTTCAAATCCTCCAGACGCCAAGATTGGGCGTCAACCTAATTACGGAACAGCGTTGACGCGAATCCGAGCGTTGCCGGGACCCGCCGAGTTGTTTTTGGTTTCCAGCGCCTGGAACAACGCGACGCCAGCGGCGATCGCGCGGAGCGTGCCGTTGCCGGCCGACTCGAGGTTTTGTCCGAACACGATGTTCTGACCGGACGCGATGAGCATCCAGGCGCTGCTGCCGCCCGCGAGCTCACTCACTTCCATCAGATCACCGGCGGCGTAGTCGATATCGACGCCCTTGTTGAGCATGCTCTGCTCGGTGGCGACGGCGCGCACACCCGCACCGGCTGCGGTGGCATGCTTTCTCCACTGCCACACACCGGCAGTGTTGATGCGTTCGACCAGCATACCGGGCGTGATAACCTCTTTCGCTGCGAGGTCACCAATCTCGGTCCGCGGGCCACCCAGCCAGATGGTGTTCGGCGGATACTTCGTGATAGCCATTTCTCTGTCTCCTAACCCTGTTGACGACTCACATCGTCACGTTAAACGCAAACGACGAGGAACCGTCGTTAGTTGACTGACTGCCCCTTCCGACGCTGTTCGATCGCAGCGGCATACGGGTCCGGCGGATTGAGGAACGGATCATCCTTCCGCTCCGCGGCCGCACGAGGAACGCCACGACCTTCGTAGTTGTCGGGCAGCTCGTTGATCTTCGCGACGCGCGCGATACGCGCCAGCTGTTCGAGGTCCATGCCGTTGAGCTCGTCTTCGGTGAACTCCGACTGGGCCGCCTTGAGTTCGGTGACCAATCGGTCCTTACGCTCGGTGTCCTGCTTCTTCTGACGAGCGATGAGGCTCTTGATGGAGGCCGGCGCCGCCTTCATGAACTCTTCCTCGGTCAGCGGTTTCGGTTCGGGAGGAGCCTGCGTTGCTGCAGCCTTCAACTTGGCTTCGGTCTCGGTGACCTTGGCTTCGGCGGCGGTCAGCTTGCTCTGCTCTTCCTTTCGAGCCTCGGTGCTCGCGGCGAACGCCTCGAGACGTTCATCCGACACCGACTCCAGCAGCTTCACGTCGTCGGCGGTGAAGCCGCTGCACGGGCACTCGGTGAGTGCCTTGATCGTTGCAGCACGCAGTTCTTTCGTCATCTCTGCTCCTTTGAGTTTTCCAAAATCGAACTTCTTGTCCTTGTCTTCCGCGGGCTTTTCGGCGACGAGAGCACGCACTTGCTTCTCTTCATCAGCCGATAGCCCGTATTCCTTCACACACTCTTCGATGGTGTGTTCACCAGCCTTGACCTTCGCGACAGCCTTTTGAACGTTTGTCATGGCGCCCTCAGCAACTTTCAGTTCCGCACACGTGGCTCCGAGTTTCACAGCGTGGTCATGCACGCTCTGAATCGTCTCAAGATCCTTTGCCGAGTTACGCGCCCCAGCCAAAGCTTTCGGATCGTTGTCGAGCATACGGAGATAATTCTCAAGTAGCTCTTCAGGTTCGAACTCCATCGCGGCGATCATCGTCGCGTCAGGAGTAAGTGTCACGATGTCGTCTTCCACGATGTTGTGAAAGACTTGATGTTCTTGAGCCGCACGATGCGTACCGCAGCCCATCTTAATGCTACACGCACCCACACCGTTGGGTAAGAAAGCAAGATGATCAGGTGTGATCTCTCGCCACACGGCTTTGTAAGCCTTGCCGTTGAACTCGCCCATCTTCGATTCGGCGACGACAAAGGCACCGACAGATACCTCGATCTGTTCACCCTTACGAGCACGTTCGAGGATACGATCGGCGCCGATCTTCTTCGCCTTCTCGGGATCAAGCCACGCCTCGAGGTAGAGCTTCTTGCCCTTAATGCGCGAGTCGAACACACGCCCAAAAGACTTTGCCTCCAAGACCGTCGGATCATTCGCCGAGATCTGATGTCCGTTTCTCGTTGGGTGTCCAAACATCACAGGGCGTCCGTTCCACCCTTGTGGTGCGGTGCTGAGTGCCTCGATAGGCACGTACTCCGGAGTGTCAGCGTTGATGGCGTGAATCACACCTTCCATCAACGCGACGACGGGCACGACGATGTGTTCGCGATCTTCGTACATTGCGGTACGAATCTCACCTACGACACCACGGAGGTGAAGATGCCGAGCTTTAATCACGGCTAAATCCTCCCCGTCAATAGCAAGATGAGCAAGACGATGATGAGGATCGTCACAGCTCCGCCACCGTAGAGCGGTCCACGGTCGCCGCCGAGATAGAAGCCGCCTCCGCCGAACAACAGCAAGAGGATGAGAATAAGAAGTATTAGACTCAATGTTTTCTCCCTTACCTTGTAC